AGAGGTCATTAAGCACGAGAGCAACTGGGATAACATCCAAGCAACTAATGCAGGTACGTCTTGGAAGGATGAGTGGTTTACGTTGTTGTTTTCTGTACCTCTTATCATGGCGTTTGTACCAGAAATGGTACACATTGTCAAAGAAGGTTTTCAAGTGCTAGAAGGTATGCCAGATTGGTACAAAGGATTCTTAGGTGCAGCTGTAGCAGCTAGCTTTGGAATAAGAACACTGAGCAAGTGGGGGAATAAATAGTGTCAATACGTGGAATGTTTGCTCCATACTTAGGAGTTCCTAATACGCAACAGACTGCCCCTACTGTTAGTGATTATACTTTTGATTTTTCAAATATTGATTCAAACGACTTAGCTAACTTAGATTTGTCTGGTTTAAATCTTGAAGCTATTAACATCCCAACGTATAATCAGGTTAACGCAGCTTTAACAGGCGGTTCTGTAGCTCCTTCTAATATAAACGAATTAATAAATCTATATAACCAACAAGTAAATTTATTATCTAGCGTAGGGACGTTAGAAAATGTTGACATTGATGATCGTCCTTACTGGTATAACACACAAATATCTGGAGCGTTAGCTAATCCTTTAGGAGTATCTGGAGAACAGTTTAGAGCTGCCTCTGGATTACCTGATTCGTTTTCTATTTATGATTCAGGTCAAGGGATCAACCAGCAAAACGCAGAAGCGGCTCTTAGTTTATTAGCAAACTCTGAAGACCCAACACAAGCTCTATCTCAATACTATGGAATTGATTTTCAAAGAGCAGAAAACCCTGACGCTAATTATACCAACGCGTCTAAATACGGGGCTGACTCAACTAGACTGTCTGAGTTTCAATCTGTTATTGAACCCGTACTACAAAAAGTAATTCCTTACATTCAGCTTACTCAAGGTCTACGGTACGATGATGCTTTAGAGTATGCTTATAAAAATGATCCAATGATTTCTGCACTTTACAATCAGTACGGTGTTGATTTATTTAGACAGACTGATGACGGATCTACTTACTTCTTTGACCCTATTTCAGGCACAGAGTCACGCACCATTGAAGTTAAAAACTCTGACTTTCGTGATGTAGGTCTTGCTTTAACAATAGCAGCAGCAAGTGCAATATTAGGACCAGCAATAGGAGAAGCCTTAGGAGGAACAGCTTTAGCAAACGCAACAGGAAAAGCCTTAGCCTCTGGCTTTCAAACAGTAGCTTCTGGTGGTGATTTTAATGATGTTTTAAAATCTATGATTACTGCTGGAGTAGCTGACTACGGTTTATCACAGCTTTCTCAAAACGTAGATTTACAAAACACTTTAAATGAGTTTGGTGAAAAGTTTGGGATTGGTACTGAAATTAGTTTATCAGGAGAATACACTACACTAGCTGATGGTACAATAGTTTTAACAGAAACTATGGGAACTAAAGGAAACTTAGGAGACTTGTTAGCGGGTGTTGCAGACGCTATGCAAAATCCTTCTAGTTGGACTCCCTCTTCAATAGAAGAAGCTAATATAATTTGGAATTTAGCTGGAGAGGCTGTTACATCAGGAGGGTCTCTTGTTGGGCAGGGTGGTTTAACCGTAGGTACTTTTTATGACTTACTAAAAACAGCTTACGGTGTTTACAGGGATTCAAACCAACCACCTCCTAAGCTACCTAATGACTTTACTATAACGTTTGATCCTGACACTAACGATCCTATTATTATTGACAAAGACGGTAATGCTATTGTTGGCATACCTCAATCAGAAGACGAAAGAAAAGACAAAGATGGCGGTGGTGGAGGGCAGTCTGAAGCCGCTAAAGATGCAGCAGCTACTGAAGCCGCTAAAGATGCAGCAGCTACTGAAGCCGCTAAAGATGCAGCAGCTACTGAAGCCGCTAAAGATGCAGAGACTGCTAAAGATGCAGAGACTGCTAAAGATGCAGAGACTGCTAAAGATGCAGAGACTGCTAAAGATGCAGAGACTGCTAAAGATGCAGAGACTGAAAAAGAAGACAAAGAAAGCGGAGGCATGACCGAAGCTGAAAAAGATAAAGCTGCAGAAAAAGCTAATAAAGAAATGCAAGCTGAAGAAGAAAGAGAAGACAAAGAAGCTGAAGCTGCTAGAAAAGAGGCTGCTAACGACAAAGAGAGATATACTGTTATTGAAATACTTGATGACGGTACAAGAATAGTAAGAGATAATAAAACAGGTAGAATTTTTAGAGCCAGTCCTACAGATGAAAGAATTAAGGGTGTTGATTATGATTTTGAAGATCCTAATGAAGATCCTTTTAAAGACACTACAGAAGACACAACAGCCGAACAGCTAAAAAAAGAGGGCGAAGAAACTACAACTAAGGAAGCTGAAGCAACTGAAAAAGAAGCTGAAGCAACTGAAAAAGAAGCTGAGGCAACTGAAAAAGATACTGCTGAGCGTGTAGTAAAAGAAACTGAAAAAGAAACTAAAGACGCTAAAACTGAGCAAAATAAAAAGGATGCTGAGACAGAGCAGACTAAAAAAGAAGAAGAAAAAGAAGCAGAAAACACAGCTAAAGAAAAAGAAGAAAAAGCTGAAAAAGAAGCTGAAGATGATACAAAAGACGCTGAAGAAGAAAAGTCTAACAAAGAAGCTGAGGCTACTAAAAAAGAAATTGCAGCTGCTGCTGAAAAAGAAATTAAAGATAAAGAAGAACAAGACCAGAAAGATAAAGAAGAACAAGATCAGAAAGACGCTGAGACTGAAGTAAAAACTAAAGAAGCTGAGGCTTCTGAGAAGGAAACTGAAAGGTCAGAAAAAGAAGCAGAAGCTACTGAAAAAGAAACTGAGAAAGAAACTAAAGATGCTGAAGAACAGAAAACTAAAGATTCTGAAACGTTAGAAAAAGAAACTGAAAGCTCTGAAAAAGACTCAGAATCAGCGAATAAAGAAGAAAATGCAGCTAAAGAAGAAGCCATAGATAAAGAATCACAAGGCGAAAACAATTACGATGAGCCTATAGGCGGTAAAGATGGTGAAACCGAAATTGAAATAGCTAATGATCCTTCTAAGGATGGAGAGACTCAAGAAGAGATTGTCAACGGAAAAGATGGTGAGACTGAGTTAGACATTGCGTTGGATGCTTCTAAGGACGGTGAAACCGAAGTTGAGAAACTTAGTAAAGATGGTGAAACTCAGGAAGAGATAGCTAACGACCCTTCTAAAGACGGAGAGACTCAGGATGAGCTTGTTAACGGAAAGGACGGAGAAGAGCAACTCTCTCAACAAGAAATAGATTCTAAAGACGGTGAAGTTGCTAAGACTCTTGTTGGTAATAAAGATGGAGAACTTGAGCTATCTCAACAGGAAATAAATTCTAAGGACGGAGAGGCTGAGTTAGAAATATTTAGTAAAGATGGAGAGACTGAGTTTGATCTAGCTAATAATCCCTCTAAGGATGGCGAAGATCAATTATCTCAACAAGAGTTAGACTCTAAAGATGGTGAAGTAGAAACTACGTTGCCTGACGGAACATCTAAAGATGGTGAAGTAGAAACTACGTTGCCTGACGGAACATCTAAAGATGGTGAAGTAGAAACTACACTGCCTGACGGAACATCTAAAGATGGTGAAGTAGAAACTACACTGCCTGACGGCACGTCTAAAGATGGGGGTAGTGGTAACGGTAACGGTAACGGTAACGGTAACGGCAATGGCAACGGTACAGGCTCTGGAAGGGGAACAGGTATGTTTGGTGTTGGAGGAGGCGGTCGCTCCTTTACTCCACAGCCCTTCATGGCATCTATCTCATACGACCCACAACTACTAACGCCTTATATGCCACAGACCTCTAAAGATTATTTAGCTGAATTATTAGCGAGATTACAACAATGACATATTTACAACTGGTCAACAAAGTCCTAACAAGACTGCGAGAAGAGAACGTCAGCACTGTTAGTCAAAACGCTTACTCAGCTTTAATAGGTGAGTTTGTTAATGACGCTAAGCAGTTTGTTGAGGATGCTTGGGATTGGTCAGCACTACGCACAACACTGACTCTAACAACTACAGCTAATATCTTTAACTACACGCTTACTGGTAGTGGTAATCGTATTGAGATACTGGATGTTGTTAATGATACCTCTAACTTCTTTCTTAAGTACAAAGAGCAGCATTGGTTTAACAACACTTTCCTCAATAACGAGCCAGCTAAGAGTTCTCCAGCGTACTACACATTTAATGGTGTGGACAATAATGGTGACACTGCTGTTGACATCTATCCTATTCCTAACGGTGTTTACTCTATCAGGTTTAACAGCATACTCAGAACTCCTGAGCTATCTTCAGACACTGATCAGGTAACTATTCCTACTCTACCAATCATTCAATTAGCTACAGCGTTTGCTGCTAGAGAGCGTGGAGAAACTGGAGGAACTGCAGCAGCTGAGTTGTTCGCTATTGCTGATAAGTCTCTTAGCGATGCCATTGCTTTAGACACCAGCAAACACCCTGAAGAAATGATCTATCGGGCGGTATAACTATGGCTCAAGAGCTACAGAACATTGCTATAAGAGCGCCAGCCTTCAAAGGACTGAACACACAAGACAGTCCTATTGATGGTGATCCTTCGTTTGCTGCTGTTGCTGACAACTGCGTCATTGACAAGTACGGTAGGATTGGTGCTCGTAAGGGTTTTAATACTCTTACTACTGACGTTACAGCTCTTGGTGGTAACTCTATAGAGTCCATCAGTGAGTTCGAGAAAGTAGATGGTACTAGGACTGTTGTGTCTGCTGGTAACAACAAAGTCTTTACAGGCACTACAACACTGACAGACATCACAGCTGCTCACACAATCACTGATAACGATTGGCAGATGCTATCGTTTAACAATGCCTTGTATCTTGTGCAGCGTGACTATGAGCCTTTGGTGTACAACGGTACGTCTTTAGTGGCTATCTCTGCACACACTGGAGCAGCTGGTACAGCCCCAGAAGCTAACTGTGGCTTAGCAGCCTTTGGTAGACTCTGGTTAGCTGACACTACCACAGACAAGTCTACAGTGTACTGGTCAGATCTATTGATTGGTGCAGCATGGAGTGGTGGTACGTCAGGCTCTATCAACCTGTCCAAAGTGTGGCCTGATGGTTATGACGAAATAACAGCACTAGCAGCACACAATGGATTGTTAGTTATCTTTGGTAGACGCTCTATTGTTATTTACGTAGGCGCTGAGTCACCTGCTAACATGGAGCTACAAGACACTATCAACGGTGTTGGTTGTATTCAGCGAGACTCTGTACAAAACACAGGCAGTGATTTGTTGTTCTTGTCACACTCTGGTGTACAGTCGCTGGGTCGTTTGATACAAGAGAAGTCTTCACCTCTGCGTGATATTAGTTCAAATATTCGTGAGGACTTAACAGCTCTGGTTGAGGCTGAGACAGGGTATGTAAGAAGTGTATACTCTCCAGAGAATGCCTTCTACTTGTTGTATTTACCTGACGCTAACATTACTTTTGCTTTTGATACAAGAGGTGCTTTAGAGAATGGAGCGCTTAGAGCTACTCGGTGGCCTGACTCACCCTTTAAGTGTTTTGCTAGAGCTGATGATGGTACTGTCTACGTAGGATCTGTTAACGGTGTTGGCGACTACTCAGGCTATCAAGACAACGGAGCTGCCTACAACCTACGATACTACAGCAACCCTCTAGCTTTTGGAGACCCTAGTAGAATTAAGTTTGTAAAGAAGATAGTACCTACTTTTATTGGTGGATCTTCAACAACAGCATTTGTAAAATGGGGTTACGATTTTAATGAATCTTATTCTACATTTCCTCAAGATATTGCAGCCTTCTCTCCAGCAGAGTACGGAACAGCTGAGTACGGCATAGCAGAATACAGCAAATCTTTTGTGGCTGTACTAAAGAAAGGCATCAACGCTTCTGGTCAAGGCAGTGTCGTGACTATTGGTGTTGAAGTAGAAATAGATCAGGAAGAGTTTTCACTACAGGAATTTAACATTCAAGCACTACTTGGAAGGATGATATGAGCAACTATACTAAACTTGTTGACTATGCGGCTAAAGACAGCTTGCCTAGCGGTAGTGCTGGTAAGATTGTTAGCGGTACTGAAATTAACACGGAGTTTGCAGCAATACAAACTGCAGTAAATAGTAAGGCAGACACAGCATCTCCTACATTTACTGGCACTGTTACTATGGCAGCATTGACTGCTAATGGTACAGTGACTATGACGATTGACGGAGGTAGTTACTGA